CTAATTAGCCCGTCATTGCCATAAACAAACACGTAAGGGTGCAAAGTAACTACGCCACCAGATACTGAGATTTCATTGTCAAAGGTTAGTGTAATGCTAGAGCCTGTAGCCGTTGCAGGCGCAGAAATTACCAGTGCAGTACCTGCAATGGACACAACAGTTGCCGCTGAAGGAATACCTGTGCCTGTCACCACTTGGCCTGCGCCAATCTGCGTATTAGTAGCAGCCATTGTAATGGAAGCTGAACCACTAGTAATAGTGGCAGCAACTGCTGTAAATATGCCAATTTGGCTTAAGCTCGTGCCTGTAATTAAACCACCCAGTACGGGCGTGTTAACGTTATTGTCAATCAGCGTAAGGTTCTGCCCAGGGTGCGCAAGCAGTAAATTATTGCCTGAACCTGTGCCATCAAAAAAAGTATCAAACTGCCAAAGGTTATTGGCGTTGGCAGTAAATCCAGTTAGTGTTATGTCAGTAATACCTGAGCCTGTACCGGTATTGCTAATTGGCAAAACCTGCAATCCGCCTGAATAGCCATTAAATACGTTGTTAAAGTTCTGTTGTGGGTTCAAGTAAACACCACGACTTGGACCTGCCAAGTCATCCACAATCTCTCTATAGCCACCCATTTTACGAGGACGACCGCGTTGAAACCGCACCCAACTGCCGTCAGTGTATGCATCTGCGTCAAAGGTGGTGCCATCCCGTTGAATTCCGGGCTTTGTATCTAAGGCAAAAACTTTCTTGGTCATGTAAATGTACCTCCAGCAATGCCGGTGGTAAATGTGCCAGAGCCTGTTACTGCTATACCTGTAGCTGTTACGCCTACGCGTTTAGTACCTAAAACTGATATGCCTAAGTCACCTGCACCTGCACGATATAAACCTGTATTTGTCTCAGCTGCAAAATTAAGCGAAGGCGTACCTACTGTGCCATCAATCAAACTAACGGACGTTGCGCCTGCTTGAGTAGTATTGGCATTAAGGAAGTTAGTTCCATCACAAATCAAGGTAGCTTGCTGCCCAGGCGGAATTGTTGCTGCAAAGCCTAACCCAGTTGTCACCGTGAACGTAAAGCCATTGTCAGTAACTTGATTAGAGATTACATACAAGTTCACCACAGCTGGAAACGTTACAGTTACATTGCTGGTTAGATTGCCAACGTATTCTTGAATGTTGTTTGCAGCTTCATTATTTGTAAGCAGTACAGAACCACCGGTTACGTTCTTTGTAAGTGCAGTAAAAGTAAACTGGCTACTTACGCCATAGCCAATGGTTACATACGCAGTTCCCGTACAAACAATAAACGCGGATTCTGTAGGATTAAATGTCTTAGTGGAGTTACCATCAATCAGCTCTGCACCGGTACAAGAGATTGTAAAAGAGCCTGTGCCGTTATTTTTAAATAACGTAAACCAATTGTTGCCAAGCGTTGCTGCGGCCGGAAGTGTTGCAGTACCTGAGCCGCTTCCCCATACTCTAGTTTGCGCCCTATCTGTAGTTGCAAAAGTAGAGCCTGTAGTAATCGCAGCTGAAGGATGGCTTTGATTAAGTGTGGCGCCACTTGCAACTAAGCCATAACCCGCCAATGTTGCAGCGTCCGCGCTAGATGTACCAGTACCAAAAGCAATTACGCCCCAGGTGCCTTGACTGGTTGGATTAGCCGTAATATAGATATACTTAGACTCTCCTGCAGCCACTGAGACGATGGTATTTGTGCCTGAATAATCCTTGACCGTAAATGTATTGGCGCCAATGTTACGAATTAACGCATCATTGCCTACTGATGTCTGATCTGCAGGCGGCATATACATGCTTAATCCGGCAGAAGCTGCAACCACCTGCATAATGCGGGCAGCATAATCAGAATTAGTTGTGCTGTTGGAAGGCCAGTTTAACTGCGTATTAGCAACAAGCGTGACAGCGCGATAGCTAACATCCGTTGGCTGAATGACGTCGCCAGTAAATGGACTTACGTAGCTCATGAATCCACCGCTACGGCTTGACGATCTGCAATACGAAGCTTGTCTTCAGCCATCAATGTTTGCATGATCAATTCATAATTTTGCTGCCACATTGGCATGCGCTCATCGTTCTTTAAGAATGGCATGGCCTGCATGAGGGACCCGTAGAGCAAAGCTTGCGGCGCGTAAATAGTAAACCAATTGGTTTGGTTTGATGAATCCAGAGGCTGTACTCGTTCATAGTAGAGTACCTCAAACGCGTAGTTAGCGTTTGGCGTAGGTGCTATCAACCAATTGGAGTAATCATAATCGCAGTAGTACAAAGGCACATCAGTGGCGGTTGAATCCGGCCAGTAATTGCGAAGGTACTCATACTTACGAAGCAGTACGGGTTGGCGTTCACCACTTACAGTTACGTTCATGGAAACAGTCTTATGCCACCTTGCAGGCTTGGCAATAACACCGTTGCCCAATACCATTGTGCTTGTGTTGACCGTTAAGTTGCCAAGGAACTTAATCTGGCTAGCAATAATCTGCTCCGCCAACATAATGAAGAGCGGGATCTTCGCAATGGTGGCGGCGTCAGTACGCTCCAGATAAGACTGGATGTTCTCCACCAAGGAGTCATAGGTCATTACTGCGGCAGTTGCCATGCTTACTTGCTCCGCTTCCTAGCCATAGCCATATTGTCAACCAAATTAGGGTAGGGTCGGCCTGCTGCTTTGGCTCTTGCTTTTGCTGCAGACTTTTTCTGCGGCGTAAGAGGTTTAGGCTTACCTAAAGATTTTGGCCGTTGTTTTTCCCAAACAGGCTTACTTGATGCCATTTTAATCACCTCTTAAAAATAAAGATATAGAATTTTCATGATAAAAACAATGCTCTTTCGTCAATTCGGCGCTTTTGCAAGCCCTTCAAAACTTTCCCGCCAGCCATGCAATACTTTAAGAGCTCTTCGGCAGCGCCTTCTTTATCGCCTCTAAGCAGTTTTTGGCGAAGCGTAGAACGCTGTAGTGTCCCAAGACCCACGTTAAAAGCAAAGCTAACAAGGCCATCAAACATGCCTTGTGTAAGAGGGACAGGACAGTAAGTATGCACCCCACGCTCGAATCGTTGCAAATCATCTCGTAAAATAGCATCTACTTCTTCTTTGGAAAACTGTCGATTATCTTCTTGGTGAAGTTGATAACTGCCTCTTTGATCAATTGGCATCTTGCCTTGAACAGGGTAAAGTACATGTCCGACTCCTATAGTCCATAGTTTTGCTGGGCACTGATACGGTTTGTATCTTACACCTTCGTGGTGCTTGATCATATCAATGGTCTTGGCAGAGACGTTCATTTCCCAAAAGCCCTACCGCCAAAGTGGAATGCAATAATGCTTGCAAACAAAGCTTGAGTATCCGAGTCCCAAAGCATCTGCGCCAACTCAACAAATGTAACACCGTTGTGCCAGCCGTAAACAAACAAGCCAACATCAACAAAGACTAACAGAAAAAAGAAACCATAAGTAATAACTGGACGCACAGAAGCACGTAGATTCTTCATCCACCGGCTTGTGCCTTCATTTAATGATGTATCATGTTCGTAGATTGCTTGCATTTCAGCCTGCTGCGCACCAATTAAAACTTGCTGCGTATTGGCAGCGCTTTCAGTTGACAATTGCTCTGACCGAATATGCTCAATACGTTCCATGGCCTCAAAGCCAGCTTTACGTAGTTCTAATTCACGTTCAATCTGTAAACGTGCTAAAGCCAGTTCATGTAATTTGTCAGACTTGTCTTGGAAGAAGTCCAACAGTTTGGGTAAACCACCCATAAGAAACGAGATCAGTGTTGATAATAAAGTTAACATTTGCCATCCTTTTTAGATTCGTCATTTTGCATGAGTTTGATACCAGACAGGAACCCAATCATGCCGCCGATAAGAGTAGAAAAAGCGGGTGAAATCATTTTGAAAATCTCGGCGTTGTCCACTTCTTTTGCCCATAGACCCAACATAAAGCTGACCACCATGGCCAATACGGAGATACATAGGGTTGTGCTTACCATGAGCGTGACGTACAGCGTCAGCT